CCATGTATTCCATCCCCTACCCTCCAAAATGTGATTGCTTCAGTTTCCGATGCAGTACCCGCAGATTCACCAGCTCGCCGTACTCGTAGTCCATCTCGACATACTCACAGAGCCTAGCGTGACACTCTCTCTCGCTCATATTCTCTGTTTCCGATGACAAGCTGGGCATGTTGGATGCTAGCCAGTCGCGGATGGTGTCGAGCGAAACGTTCATGCTGCCATTGCTTGCTTTGCGGTCTGGCTGGGTATGACTGCGAAGATGGGGCGGGACTTTCCACCCTCAGCAAACCGAACGGCGGCGATTGCTGCCTCATGGTTGCTGGTCTCGACGCTGTAAACACGAAGTTCACCATCAACTTTGCAGTAAACCTTCACACACACCTCGTATAAAAAGAGCCCGCCGTAACGGGCGAAGTCCAAGATCATCTTGGAGGGGAGACACTTTGTGGTGGCCGGTGCTGATCTCCGGCTTTGCATTAGTTCTAGGACGCTGTTACTCCCGTCTATAGGGCAGCCGCGCGTTTTCATCCATGCCGCGCCACGCATTGCGCATCAGCCTGCGCATTCACCACAGGGAATGGGTCGCTAGGCATATCTACTTCCACCCAAGGGCCGCCGGCCCCACGATCCCATTTCCTGTGGTGCCTGTCTTTCCAGGCTGTCCGGCGCTGTCATCTCATCTGCGCCTAACGTCTGATCACCCGCACATTTACCCGTGTGCGGCTACCGATGACTGGCAGTTTGGAGCGGGTGGGGAAGCTTGTTTCTTATTTATAAGTATGGGCGAAAACAGTATAGAGTCAAGCTTTTTGTAAACTATTTATACTGTTTTTCGCCTTATTTCTACAGGCCTTTTCGCTTCTTCAGTCGCTTTAAATATTTGCTCGCAATGACGTATGCTCGGTCTAGCCAATCACGCGAATATTCCCTGGATCGCGGATGGTTCTTCAGCCAATCCACGCGCTCATCACCGATCTTTTGGCGCAAGCGAGTTTCATAGTTAGCGATGTTCCCAGCCTGGAAGTAGTTGCACTGGTCGCACGCCTTATGAATGTTCAGGAGGTTGTATCTGAGCGCCGAATTGCTGCCGACTGATTTGAAATGGGAGCCATGCCATGCGCCACCAGTCCAGTACTGCGGCTTATCGCAGCTGATGCAGCCGTATTCGTGGTCACGTACGCGGGCGATGGCGTTCACCACGTCTTGCAGGCGAGACTCCTTTACGCTGGTCTTTTCCGTCGCTAGCTTCTGTTGTCGAGACTGAACGCGCTTCTCGGCCGCCGCCTTCTTCGCCTGAGCCGCCTTCATCTTCGCCAGCTTGGCTAACGCAATTACCGTTGCGCAGTCTGGCGAGCACCAGGTAACGAAAGGAGCGTGTGGCACGTACTCCTTCCGGCATCCTGGCGCCCTACACTTCTTCGGCTTGACTCGGGCGTAGTTAGCGTTAGGCGCTTTCCGCAGGAATGCAGTGCGCTTCATGCCACCGTATGGAAGCGGAAACCGTCCGGGCGCTTGGCCCACTCGGGATCGTCACGGCGGAACACTTTGGGCGGCACGTAGGCTGGGCGGTGCAGCAGGTTCACGTTACGCGGAGCTGCGGGCGTCGGGATAAACTTCTTAGTCGTCTCCTGCACTTCCCCACGCACAGCAACGTGAGCCTTCGCTGTGATATCGACCTTGTCATCATCGACAGTCAGCCACCCGTGGAGTACGGCGCGAACTAGCGTCTTCTTGCGGGTGTCCGATCCTGAGCCGAAGTCGACGCGCGAGAACAGCTTTGCGCGTTCCATCGGGCCTTCTGCGTAGATCAGCATTGCAGCTTTAGCGGCTGCGGTATGGGGAGCAAGGCGGATCATCTCAGTCATTTCGCCACCCCCATTCCTTCAACGATAGCGGCGACATCAATATTGCAGATTGTCCGCGCGCTGGCGGTATAGCACTGATGACGCACCTTTCGAGCAACCTTCAGACCAAACGCCTTCAGGTCAGCGGGGTTGATTACTTCGGTCTCTGCGCCGCGCTTCTGCAGTTCACGTTCGATATACCATGCCGCCTTACGAAGGTCCTCGATGGCGTCGTGCTTCAGGTCTGCGCGCCAGATGTATTTCATCGCGTTGCCCAGATTGAAACCCATGTGCTCCGTGACCTGGATGCACTCCACGCCCGATGGGTGGGAGACATAATGTTTGGGGTGGTTGACTGCGTCGCGGTTATTCATGTTGTTATCCCTAGTCTTGGTAGTGTGGTTAGGCCGCGTTGGGCGTGACTTCCATGATTCGTTCTGCGAACTGGCAGGCGTTGGACAGAACGCCTACCTCTAGCATCGGCAGCGCCTTGAGATACCAGCCGATGGCCTTCTTGATGGTTTCGTACTCGCGCGTAGTCAGATCCAGGAGCTTCGTCGGGCGCATGCTGGCCTTCATCAGCGCATCGCAGGCGTCTACCGTGATCTGGTAGAAAGCACGGCTCTTGGTGCGAACTGCTACGCATTGAGCGGCTAGCAACTGCTTGTACAGGTGCTGCTGGCCGACGTTGTTGCACTGGCCTCGCTTGGCGGCGTCAAAGTGGCACAGCAGCGGCAGGGCGATTGCGTCAGCGTCTTCCTCACCGACACGCTGCTTGCCAGCGACGAGCGCGAGGGGCGTCAGGATGTTGCGGGCTGTGTTGTCTCGCTTGGTGCTCATGCCCGCTCCTTCACGTTGTCGCGCAAGGCCTGCTTAATCGCCTTATCGAGCTTCACATCCATCGGCATCCAGCCGACAGACTCCCAGCTCACTACCTCGTCTATGTCTCGGCGGGGTGGGCGCTTGGGCCGGATCTGCACCGGGTGCACAAACCACAGGCGCCCTGTCTTGTCCTTTACCTGATAGCCCATGTATTCCTGATGCCTTCCGTAGGCAGGGTTCAAGCCGAGCCCTCGCGCTATTTCCACCTCCTCGCCATTCATGTAATGAAGTTTTTTCGCGTGCTGAATAATCGCCACATCCCCAACCTTGAATTGCTTGCTCATCCCTTTTCCTCCGTCTTGATGTCCAGTGCTTCGTGTGCAAACCTGATCTGAATCGACAGCAGCGTCTTGTCGCCCTTCTTCTCCCGCCATACGATCCGCTTTGCCCATGCCTTGTGATCCACATGCGTCTCCAGTCGGTACGGGATCGCGTCTATCGCTTGTTGGTGTAGGCTCATGCGGCCACCTGTAGCGTCAGAAGCAGGGACTTGAGCCGCTCCTTGCCTTCAGGAGTCGGGCCAGCAAGCAGTGGATGGCTTTTCACGCCCACCATGCGAACGACCGAAGATGCGTGCTCTGGCAGTGCCAGCGTTGCGCGGTCCAGCGAGATCTGCTTGGCGTTCACCGCGTTCGCCAGCATCGCGACCTTGCCCGCCTCGTCCGTCCCGAAGGATGGGAAGTAGGTAGGGCAGCGTCCTTCCAGCTTGGCGCGTTCAATCAGGCGGTTGTAGGTGTCGCGGAACGCCATGCGGGCAGCTACGCGGTCGTTCATCTCCAGCAGCGGTGAAGCAGCAGCCATGGCCTGCGCCATCTCGTCGGTCAGCATCGCGGAATCACTTTCCGACTTCGGCATCAAGGCCCAGGCTTCATCAGCGCCAAGCCAATTGCCGTCGAGTTGGGAAGCGCAACCAGCGACGATGTCTGCCAATTGCGGCTTGAAGCGATTCGTCGTGATGTAGTTGCGAACCGACTTCATGACCGCCCCTGGCGGGAAGTGACCAAGACCCTGCATCCACATGTCCACGCGCTCGTCCGAGAACGGCGTGAGGTCGTACTCAGTCGTCACCAAGGCAATCGCCTGCGCAATCTCTAGGTCGATTCCGAGGCTAGCGTTAGGCTGCTCCATTGGCTTTCCTTTCGAAGTAACGTTGAACGGCTGCCATCGTCTTCTGCTGGTTCGTCGTGCCGGTCGGGACGATGGACAGTGGCTGCTGCTTGGCGCGCTTGATGAACCCATCGACCTTCGGGCCGTTACGGCAAATCAGCTCGATGTCGTCATGGATGGCCTTCTGCTCGTTGTCGCCCATGTGGAACGGCGAGAGCTTGCAGCCGTCAACCGCTTGGCAGAGGTCGGCAACGCTGTAGCCGTCGGAGAGACGAGCGCCGATAGCCTTGGCCCGCTTGTCGTCCAGCTTGGCCTGCTGATGGCCCATGGCGAGCTGCCAGTAGGCGAAAACGTCTTTCACGTCGTCGCTTGCACGGTGCTCCTTGCGGCGATCAACCTTTGCCGGCTTGGCAGGAATGATCTCGACTGGCTCGGCAACGACGACCTCGGGAGCGGCAGCGACCGGAGCGCTTTGCGCGTTGAGGGATTCAGGAATCAGGGAAGGGGAATCAGGAATCAGGTTAAGGGAATCAGCCCGAGTGCTTCCGATTTTTTCGGAAGTCGCGCCGATAGACTCAGATTCACTTGCGGAAGACTCCTGCGCCATTTCCGGCGAAGGCAGTTCCGACACCGCTTCGTTCTTGTGTGGGTTCTGATGCTTGACGAAGTTGATGATGACGATGCACTTCACATCACCAACAACGTAGCGCTTGATGAAGCCTTGAGCCTGTAGCCAGTCCAGCATGGAATTGACATCCATGCCTTCACGGTACGGGAACACTTCGCCTTTGATGCGAAGAGGACGATCCTCAAGACGGCCTTCGCGGTCAGCGAGAACCCAAAGGCCTTCAAACAGGAGCGTGTAGAGAGGGTCAGCAACTCCGAGAACTTCGTTCTTGAAGATGGATGGTTTGATGTTGCGAGCGCGGGCCATGCTCAACGCTCCTTCAGCGGCTCGACCGCTTCAACCTTTGCCTGAGCGTGCAGGTAAAGGTCAACGAACTCGTTGAGCTTCTTGCGAGCCACCAGTTCAAGGTGGCCCGCCGCATCCTTTGCCGCCCCGTCAGGGCAAGCAAGGCGCCGCTTCTGAGCAGTCCTCAGTTCTACGGCGTAAGCGACGATTTTTTCTTCCAGGTTCATAGATCCCTAGTTGGTATGAGTTTGCGGAATCCGCCAAAACCCTCAAAGACGCATGCGCACATGGGCTCCAGCACGACGCCCCGGAAAACGAGGCTGCGATTTCGGGCCACATTTGGGGCCTTCGATACGCTGCGGGATGGGCCTAACATATGCGGTGTTCGATGCCATGAGCAGGAGTTCGCGGGAGAGTGATCCAAACGTTTTCCCCATCGCTGCGCATGCCCTCCGAACCATTGCATCCTCGTCCTCGTTGAGACGAGTTTTGCGGGTGATGTGGCGGGTTTTGTCTGCTTTCATTGATGAATCTCCGTGGGTATTTCAGGGGCTGGGAAACAATGCTTCTTTGGTTCAGTTTGGGTACTTCGGTTTGGGTACTTCTCCGGTGCAACTAGGGTCTTGCTGTACTGCTGAGAATCAGGGGATTGGGTTGGCTGTCTTCTTGCGGCGCTTGGTTAACTCAGGCCAAAGCAGCTGCCAGTCGTCTGGCCTAAGCTCTTGGCGAGTAACCTGCCCGGCCGTTTCTTTCTCGATGGCTGGGCAGTATTTGGGCGGGATTGGACGGATGCCTGTCTCTACCTGGTAGAGCATCGCGCCCGACATGCCTACTTTTTTGGCAAACGCCGTCTTATTGATGCCTGCTAACTGCAGGTAATTTGTGAGGTTCATAGCCACATAATAGCAAAGCTAGTCGCAAGACGCAATAGCGTTTACTAGCTTTGCTTGTTGTTAGATACAACAAGGTGTCTATGCTTGCGCAAATGAAAAAAGAGGCAACTAGATTAGAGGAGTGGCAAGTGCAAGATGCGCAGCGTCTGCGTCAGCATTTCAATGCTCGAACAGAGACAGCGGGAGAGGGAAAAGTAATTTCCCAAATGGAGTTTGGCGCTAAGTACAACATCGGCAGCCAGGGCATGGTCTGGCAGTACTTAAGTGGCCGGCGCCCATTGAACATAAAGGCCGCAGTGGCTTTCGCTCGCGGCCTTGGCATCAAAGTGTCGGATTTTAGCCCAAACCTGGCAGCGCAGATTGGGGCAGCATCGGAGGTTGAGTCTGAGCGCACCACCCTTCAGATTGCCAAGAAGGACGAGCAGGCGCAGCTGCAGTGGGTGACAGAGGAAGAAGCCGAGCTGTTGAGTGGTTTTCGTAACGGCTCACCAGCTCAGCGAGAGCGCGTTTTGATCTTAACCCGCTCCTTTTCGGCGAGTGTCTCGGGTGAGGTTAACCGCGACAAGGCTAAGTGAGACAGGGCGCCGCCGAGGGAATGCCTTCGCCCAGGCCTGCATCGTAAACAGCGCCTCCTGCTGGCATTCCTCGCTCATGCCCCGGAACGCGTCGATGATGGCCTGCTCTTGGCTGACTAGTTTAAGTATCTGATTTTCCATCCATAACCTCCAAGTAGGAGTATTCCTACGGGCGCTCTACCCATTCTATATATGTTGTTCGCGGTAAACACAGGACAACGTAACGAAATATTTCAACGCGTCCTGATGTGCCACAAAAACTACTGTACATGCATCCAGTATTTTCGGCAAGTTTAGAATGCTTAACTTTAAAACGTTGCATGAGATACATGAGATTACAGACTAGAAGCATCAACCTGAGAGGAGCAACCGATGAACCGGGCATGGCAATTTGTCACTGAGTTAGCTAGTACTTTCCGGCGTGAAGTAGCCGATAAGGGAATTCCGACACTCGTAAATGCGTGGATTCTGTACGCGCTAAGTACCGCAGGACCTTGGCTCTTTCTTGTCGGTGGATACGTACTGGCAGAACTATTCGGCACATCCACCAGATCTCGGAATCTCGATTCTCAGCTCCAGATGAAAGACGCCGAGCTACAGCGCGCAATATCCAGGATCGAAGTGCTGGAAAACGAAGTGTGGCTTATCCGCGACCGCATCGAGACCCCGGAAGTACTAGTAGACTAAGCTTCGCACCACCGCTCCACCATAAGCCCGCCACGAGCGGGCTTTTTTACGCCCCTACCCGCCTCCTCTTAGCTATTCCTCATAGCGAACCCTACCATTCGAAAAATAAATAGCGCGCACACTAGCAGAGCTATTGCACTTCTAAACTAGCGGTGCTATTATGGACTTCATCGCAGCACAGAACAGCAACCGAGAGGGAGCGATGGCATGGATTGACACCACCGAGCGCCGGGACCGCGCAGCAGAGCAGGAAACCGAGATGTACCACCAGCTCTACGACGCAGAAGACGACAGCCGGCGCACTGAATGGCAAGAACAGTTCGACAGCATCCCCTACCGCAGCAACGGGGCCGACATACACAGGATCGTCATGCAGAGGATGGGAGCGATGATCGATTGACACAAGTTAGCCCGGTGGCCGGGTCAGTTCAATAGGCCAAAGGATCGCCGCGTACCGACATACAACACGCGGATTGCCCTGCTCTCGGGTCAGCGAATGAGGCAGTGGGATCTGAAATGCCCTGGCAGCCTGGAACAGACAGGCACTACACCGAGCCCGTAACTCAGCCCGGTAGAGTCAAGGGCGGCTGTTAAGCCGAAAGGCATGCCGCAGGATCGAGGGACACGCGCGGCCCTCAATGGTTCTAGTCGCTGGTTCGAATCCAGCCGGGCTCGGTGTAGGACAAAGTCCATCACGGAGGAAGACATGAAGCGAGCACATCGCAAGGCAATGCGGGAGCAAGCACGCAGACAGTGGGATTACGTGGAAGGCGCACAAGCTGCTGAGGCGCTTGACTGGCACGACGAATGGCGCGGCAAGGTGTGGACGCCGAGCCCTGAGCTGGTAGCCGAGATGAAGTCTCACCGCGAAGCAAACCCAAGTTTGCCATTTTAACGAGGAAGCTATGAGCGATACCAAGAACATCTACGCGGCATTTGTGAAGGCACAGCAGGAGTTCGCTCCAGCGCTGAAGTCTTCCAGCAACCCGCACTTCAAGAGCAAGTACGCCGACCTGGCTGCGTGCGTCGAGGCAGTGATTGATGCCCTGAACAACCACGGCATTGGCCTCGTACAGCGCCCTATTCCCGATGAGCGAGGCGTGACCATCGAAACCGTCTTTGTCCACGAGTCCGGCGAAGAAATGAACGGTGGCCGTATGAGCGTCCCGGCCAGCAAGCAAGACCCGCAGGGCTACGGTTCAGCCGCAACGTATGCCCGTCGCTATGGCCTGATGGCTGCATGCGGCATCGCTCCGGAAGACGACGACGGTAACGCAGCATCGCAGCCGGCCAAACAACAGGCGCCGGCCAAGCAAGCCGCGCCGAAGCCGCCTGCTGCTGGACCGGGCCTGAGCGAAGAGTCGATGGAAGCCGTGACCGTCACCATGGTGGAAGCCGATGACATCGCCAGCCTGCAGAAGACATTTGGCGATGCCTACAAAAAGGCCAATTCCGCGCAACAGGTCGCTCTCAAGAAGACCTACGACGAAGTCAAAACCATTCTTACCACCGGAGCAACCGCATGAATCGCATCACCTTCACTGGCCGCTTGGCTGCCGAACCTGAAACCCGCGCAGTCTCCAGCGGATCTGTTCTCAACTTCCGAGTCGCTTCCGATGTCGGATTCGGAGACAAGAAGTCCACCAACTGGTTCTCCTGCGCCGTCTTCGGCAAACGCGCGGAGAGTCTTGCTGCGTACCTTAAAAAAGGCCAGGAAGTGACGATCTTCGGCCAGCTCACGCTTCGCGAGTACACGAACCGTGATGGCGTGAAGCAGATCAGCCCGGATGTGTTCGTGGACGACATCCAGATGCATGGCGGTAAAGGCCAGCAAGCCGCGCCGGCAGCATCTGAACCGGATAGTGATATCCCTTACTGACCATAGCGGAGGCGCGGCCTTAGGCCGCGCACACAGAATGATCGACCTCACCACCATCGACCAAGACACCATCATCGCTAGGGGCCAGTATGCCACGGTGCGTAGCGCTCACGAGGACGAGAAGAAGAAGCTCGTCATCAACTGCGGCCAGTTCAGCTCCATCGCAGCACAGATCACGCGCCTGATGCAACCAGATGGCGATACCCCGCCGGATATGGGCGCAGTGAACGACCTGCTCTCTTTTGGCCGCAACCTGCTCAACAAGATCGATGAGGGGGCGGTAGAAATCGAAGCGCTGGCCCTGCAGCGCGCAGCACTGAAGCAAGCAGCCTGGGGCCGTTGACGATGCGGATCTGCTCTCACGAAGGCTGCGGCAAACCAGTCCACGCAAGACAGATGTGCCACCGGCATTACGGCAAGTGGTCGCGTAATACCAGTGTGAAGAAGACGCACAACGACGGTTTGGCAGATGAAGTACTAAAAGCGCTGCCAGGAACGGTTCCAGAACTTGCTGCAAAGGTTGGATGCTCCAAGCCTACTGCGCATCGATGGGTGACCAAGCTGCACGGAACCAAGACGTACATCTGCGATTGGCGACCGGCACACGGGCCTTCAGTGCCGGTATGGGGCAAGGGTAAGAAAGAAGACGTACCGTGCACCATTCAAAAGATACCGCGCAAGGAAATAGTAAGGGCATCGAGGCAGCGAGTAGCGGCAAGGCGAGCGCAGGCACCAAAGGCCAGTACATGGTTTAGCGCGCTGGGGGCGGTATGAGCGACAAGCAAGTCTACCGGATCACAGCGACAAATCGGCGGCACGTAGCAGAACGAGTAGCAAACCTGCCAGAGGGATACGTCATCAAGGCGGGACCGGCGACCAGGACGCTTGAAGCGAATGCAGCGATGTGGGCAATGCTTACCGACATATCGAAACAGGTTGTTTGGCATGGCAGGAAGTTGGACGCGGAGAGCTGGAAACACATCTTCAGTTCCTCTCTCCGAAAGCAGGACGTAGTACCGAATCTAGACGGGACGGGCTTTGTAGTGATGGGTGTGTCCACCAGCAGCATGACGAAAGCAGAGATGTCGGAGTTGCTGGAGCTGATAGCGGCCTTCGGTACGCAACATAGTGTGCGGTTTAGCGAATAACGAAAGGGGATGGGATGAGCGAGAACAAATTAAGTAAGACGCAGCAAGAACTGCTCGATGCGATTACGGGCGGCACGCGCGTTCATTACATGCCATACATGGGAAATTTCAACGAGAAGGCCTACTACTTCCGTTGCGACACGCTGAAGCGCCGTACCGCTGCTGCACGTGCACTACTCGAGAAAGGCCTTGTAGAGAAGTGCAATACAGACTTCCGTGGGCACGGCCTTAAAGCCAAGGCGGCAGCATGACCGGCCACCAATTGATCCGCACCCAATCCGCCCCCCTCACCCGCCTGGCTCGCTGGATGGAAGAAGCAGAAGAAAAGTTCATGAGCGACGAGCACGGAGAGCTGAAGGTATTCACCTGCTTCGCTGCACTGCTGTTTGCGACAAAGACGCTTGGTGACTTGATTGTTGATGTTGCATACAAATTTGGCCTGCTTGGCTAACTGACTAGGGGAAAGAGACATGGAAAAGAATACGAATGCAGCATCCATCCCGCCACTCACCGCGCCAGCACCGCACCTGCGCAAAGCGACGACCGAGCTGAGCCTGCCAGAGTTGGCCGAAGAGTTCCGCGCTGTCGCCGCGCTGGGCTGCGATTACACGATCTCGGCCGGCGTGTGCGCAAAGCTGTACGAAGCGATGACCACGCCCCCGGCCGCGCCAGCACCTCAGGAAAGCGAGGGACTGAGCGACGAGCGTATCCGGGGAATCCATCGGGAGCATTGGACGTACGACGAAGGGACTCATTTTATGTCCTTTGCCCGCGCCATCGAACGCGAAGTAGCCAAGGCTGCGCCAGCCGCCCCGGTGCAGACCGAGCTTCATCCTGGTCGCTATTGGGCGATCCATGAGGGCGATTTGCTGGGCCTGATGAGTGTAGATATCGGTGCCGCCTACGTCGACCCTATCGCCGCAGCTAAACGCTGTCGCGTCACCATTCACTCGCTGCCTAACTTTGTGGCCGCCCCGGCGCAAGCAGAGCAGGCACAGGCAGAGCCGGTGGCGCGGCTGCATGAAGAAATCAGCGACCGGCCTTACAGCGAGGGCAAGCCGTATTTCGAAATCACGATTCTTGACCGCAAACGCTGCTTCGATGGCATGAACCTTTATGCCGCTCCCGCACTCCCCGCCCAGGCAGAGCAGGTAGCAGCAGTGCGAGCGGCAGAGTGGATCAGCGTCGAGGATCGGCTGCCGGAAAAGTACTGCCTCGCCGCGTATCTGACAAACCGTGGCAAGTTCCGCATCATCCGCGCCATGTACGTCAAGCAGTACGAGATCGAGGCGACTGGCGACGACTGCTATAGCGAATACCGCGAAGAGGATGACACCGAGTACCTGAAACCCGGCTGGTATGAGCTGATCGACAACTGGGGTGAATACTCCAGCTGCTTCGTCAACGAGGGCGAAGTCAAGTTTTGGATGCCTCTCCCCGCAGCTCCGAGCACCGCAACCAGCAATGACACTAGCGCCCTTGGCGATACCGGAGGCGCGAAATGAGCGAGAGAATCCATCACATGGACGTGGTAGCGACCAGCAAGGCCGGCATCGAGGGCTGGGAGCCTTTCAAGTGGGAATGGGTTGGTGGTGACATGCTCATCACTGGTGGCATCCCACGGCTGCTCAAGAGCGGGCCGCGAAAGGGGCGCAAGAAGTGGGACGGCAAAGGCACTTCGGTTGTCGTGACCCGTGCCGAGGTGGAAGTGCAAGCCGCTCGCTACGTGGCCGAAACGGGCAACTGCCCCGAGTGCTACGGCAGCGGCGAGGTTTTCCACTCATGGAATCACATCACCGGCACCAAGCATCGCCCCTGCGGCAAGTGCAAAGGCAGCGGCAAGGCCGAGGTCAACGGCAATCAGTCCGGTGATGGCGCCCTTGGCGGGAAAGAAGGTAGCGGCAATGGCGCTTGAAGTGGTGCCAATCAGCCTGGAAGAAGCCAACGCGTTTGTGTCGGCTCACCACCGCCACCACCGGCCTGTGGTCGGCCATAAATTCAGCATCGCCGTAGCCGAGGGTGAAACGGTTCGTGGCGTGGCGATCATCGGGCGCCCGGTAGCGCGCGGCAACGACGACAGTTGGACGCTGGAGGTAAATCGTTGCTGCACGGACGGCGCGAAAAATGCGTGCTCGATGCTGTACGGCGCCGCTTGGCGCGCGACGTCTGCACTCGGCTACCGGCGACTCATCACCTACACCATGCCGCAGGAAGGTGGCGCAAGCCTTCGCGCAGCTGGCTGGCGGCTGTTGGGTCAGCGCGGCGGCGGCAACTGGAACACGCCGGCGCGACCCCGCATTGATACCGACGCAATACTTCGCGGACAAAAACTACTATGGGAGCAGACAGCATGACCGACAACGCCAACACCACCGCAGCACAGCCGCTCGACCTGGACAAGCAGCGCGCCGACTTTGAAGCCGAGGCAGCCAAACGCGGCATGAACATCGAGCGCGCAAAGAAGTTCCCCGAACTCTACAAGTACGAGCACGCCGCGCAAATGTGGGACTTCTGGCAGATCGCTCAGGCACGCGCCGCCCAGCCAGCAGGAAAATCGGCAATTGATCGAGTAAGTGAAATTCTCAGCTCGCTCCCCGCTGATCTGCTGGATCGTCCTGCTGACCTGGACAAAGAGCGGGAGCTATTCGATTCTTTGTACGATGCTGATGAGTTCAGAAGTGAGTACGACAAGTACGGGCCAGCCGAGGCGGCATTCACGGTGTTTCAGTATGCCCGCGCTGCTCGCCGAGCTGCACCGGCTACCACGGACATGCCGGTACAGGCTGGAGAAGCGGTAGAACTTCCGCCGCTGCCGGATGGCGACGAGTATTCGGCAACGCGCATGCTTGCCAACGGCGAGTTGGCGCCCCGCTTCACCGCCGCCACTCTTCGCGAGTTCGGCCACGCGTGCTACGCCGTGGGCCGCGCCAGTCTTGCCCCGGTATCCGTCCAGCAGGGTGAGGATTGGGAATCGCTCTACAAGCGCGAGCGCGCCATCATCCATGAAACCCTCATGCCCCGGCTGCGTGCTGCGGAAGCCGCTCTTGCAGCCACCCAGCAGGAGGGCGAGTAAATGAGCTTCATTATCGACAACTACGACGAACACTGCCCGCAGCTTCGCATCAAGTTCGGCGACCGCGAAATGAGCTTCACCGTCAAAGACGTAGCACCCGAGGCGCGCGAATGGCTTGGCGGCGTTATTGAACGCCAAGTAAGCGAGCTGATTGCCCTGCGCGTGAACCAAGCTCTCGACAAACACCGCGCTGACCTGCGCAAACTATTGGGAGCCGCCCATGGCTGACCTGAACCAAGGCGCGAGCATTGAAGCCGAGCGCGCAGCGCCTTGCCCGTTTTGCGGCAGCGAGAACGTAAAGGCGCACGTATATTCCGCCATTCTCGCGATTGATGAGCCGGACGCATACTGCCAGTGCGGCGACTGCAGTACGACCGGCCCGAACGGCAAGGACGAGGCTTCAGCCATCGCATCATGGAACCGCCGCACCCCTGCTGACGCTGTAGGTGCGGGAGAGCTGCCGCCGCTGCCGAAGCATGAGGGGCCGATCGACACGTACCACGACAACGGCACCATCACCAGCCAGGACGGCTACACCGCCGAGCAGATGCAGCAGTTCGGGCGCGAAGCCATCGCCCACTACCTGCGCAAGCAAGCCGGCCAGGTTGGCGTGAAGCCCTGGCGTGAGCGTCTTGAGGGATCAATCGGAGTGCAGCCGGCGATGCATTACGCAGACGCCGAGATTGCCGACCTGCGCGCCCAGCTCGCGGCCAAGGGTCAGGGCAACGTGAAGTTCGACTTGACGGACTACAGCCAGGCCGTCAATTACGCGAACGGCACCAGCACAGTCGTCATCGCGCCAGCCAGCGCACAGCCCGCCGATCCGCGATTGCAAGCGATTGCCGATGCCGAGCAAGTCTTGGCTGATGTTGCTCAACGCAGGGTCGAACGTGCGGCTCGGATTGGCGCACAGCCCGACCAGCGGGAGAGCGCAGCCGGCAAATGCATGGACTGGTCCGCGCTTGGATACAAGGTCGGTGCGACGGTCGAGCAAGACGGCGGCAAGTCGTGGGCATCAAGGGCTGTCATCACCTGCGTGCATCCGAACGGTGCGCTGGATGTGGTTGCAGACGGAAAGACCTATGGCTGGTCAGCACGATTCTGCAAGGTCGTTGCGGCCCCGGCAGCACAGCCAAAGAAAGATGAGCAGAAAGGAGATGCGTAATGGGACAGGCAAAGCAGCGTGGCACATTCGAGGAACGTCAGGCAGAAGCCATCAAGCGCGAAGCCGAGCGCATGGCGCAGCGTCAGAAAGAGCGGGAAGAACGGCAGGAGGCAGAGGGCCGCGCCCTTGCAGCACGCCGTGCGCCCAGCCCCACAGAGCGCCGTCGTGGTGGCATGTCGCGAATGATGCTGGCGACCGCCGCGATGGCAGCGGTTTCGATGGGAGCAATGTCGAGTCGCAATCTAGGCAACCAGGGCCAGGACAGCGCCAATAACAGCGCAGAAGGAGAGAAGAATGGCTGAACCGATCCGAATTCCTTTCAGCCGTATCCGTGCAGCGTGGCTGCGTCGGTCGGTGATGCTCATGGCGTTCCTGCCAATGGTGGTGTGCAACTGGCTGCTGATCCTGTGGGCGGCGGCGAAGCTGTTACTGATCTTGCCGCTGTCTGTGCTTGTCAAAGTGCTTGCTGCACCCTTCCAACTACTGAACGAAGGATTTGCCGAAGCGTGGCATGGGCGCGGCCCTGGAGCCCAGGTATCTCCGCCAGCTCTTAATACCGATGGAGGAAGCAATGGAGTTTCGTAAAAAGCCTGTCGTGATCGAAGCAATCCAATGGCCCGGCACGAAGTTCGAAACGTCGCCGCCTGAGTGGTTCACGAAGGCGATGTACATCGAACCAGGCGCGCCCGGCTTCATCATGCGCTGGGGCGACGAGATCGTCATCGAGACACTGGAAGGCCAAATGCGCGCGCAGCCCGGCGACTGGATCATTCGCGGCATCAAGGGCGAGATCTATCCTTGCAAGCCCGACATCTTTGCCGCGACGTATGAGGACGCCACCCCTTCCCCCGCCAGTACAGCAGGGGGAGAGCGACAGAGCATTGCCGACGATCCGGAATTCCGTAGGTTACTAGGTTATGTACAGGGATGGGTAAATGGCCACCCCTTGATGAACAAGGATGCCGAAAACCTCATCGCCCACATCGACAGCTGGCCCGCTCGCAGCGCTGATGATGCATTGCCGGCAGCGTGGTCATATGAATGCCTTCAGCCCGGCGGTAACGGCATCTGGTGCGAGTTCTTCAGCCGCGAGAAGCCCAGCGCCGACACGCACATCAGGAACATATTCCCCCTCTACGGCGCCGCTCCTGCTCCTGGCAATACCGCACAGCCGACAGCATACGACACGATGGACCACGACCAGCTTGGCAAACTTGGACAGCAGCAGAAAGGAGAACACGATGGGCGTTAAAGGAAGCTGGCAACGACCAGGCGAGGGATACGAAGACGGGCATTCCCGCATATGGGGAGATAAGCCGAAGAAAGAGCAATACGTGCCGCCACCACTGCCGGGGCAGCAACCCAAGGACGATGCGAAGAAGGAGGATTGACCGATGAGCGAAAAAGAAATCTTGAGCGCAATTCTGCAAAAGCTCAGCGAAAAAACTATCCCAATCGAGTATGACCTGTGGGATACCTCCCATATTGCGGCGTACTTGAAACGCTCTTACAGCACCGTGCGCGACAAGATACTGCCGCTGCCAAGCTTCCCAAGGCCGATCCGCATTCAGACAGCGAATGGGACCGGCCTCCCTCTCTATAAGGCCCGTGAAGTGGTGCGCTGGGCCGAGAGTCTACAGCACTGACGCTAGGCAGCTCGGTCAAGGCCGAGCTTTTCAACAATATTGGAGTATAGGCTTAGGCTGGGAGATGTCGCATTTAGCGCTGGCCTGAGTCTTCGGATGTAATACGCCTCAACTGCTGGGGCATGGATCTTTGGAACCTCCATGTACACGTGTGAAGTCCACCTCATCCGATTCCGTCTGTGTTGCTCGAATCGGTCCCAAAAGTTATGGGTCTGCCCAACATAGATGCACGCGTCTCCATCAAATAGGAAATACACTCCCTCTGCACATGGAATGCTTCCCGTGGTGCGCGCCGCCCATATCTCTGCGTCACTGAAGTGAAAGCATGAGGCATAATGCTTCAGCCAGTCACGCGGGGTCTTGTATTGGCTATCTGCTCCTTGCCACGTAAAATGCCTGTGAACGTCTTGGCATAGCTTTCGAACAGGCTGGCGGCATCGTTCGTACTCGTAGATGGCATCCCAATCTTCGTTTCCGCATTCAATTTTTTCTGCCATTTTTTTGCCAACGCCTTCCCTAACGTCTTGAAATATTAGGGTTAACGTTACCGGTCACCGGCACCATTGTCAAGTCCTTAACTTCTCTTTCCCCCACTTAGTATTTGATTTCTAAGGCAAAGCGACACCGCTGGCTTGATGCCTTTCGCTTTCTCATGCTTTGTTTCTGATACCATTTGCCAAAAATTACCAAAAGGATTGGCAAAAATGGCAGCGCCTAAGAAGGAAGGCAGCGTATGGCGACATCGCATTATGGTCAAGGGCAAGCGAGTCTCTGGAACTTTCACCACGAAGGCCTCCGCCCTGGCTTGGGAAGCTGAGCAACGGATACAGATCGTAGAGGGAGATAGCAGTGGGAACGGCAAAACGCTGCGGGACGCGTTGGAAAAGTACGAGCTAGAGGTGTCAAAGAAGAAGCGCAGCTATGCAAACGAAGCGAAGCGCATCGCCTTCTTCTGCGCAACTGATCTGGCCGACAAGAAGGTTGCGGAGGTCAAGCCAGCCGACGTAGCAGCCTGGCGTGATAGCCGGTTGCGTAAGGTCAAAAGCTCATCGGTGAACCGGGATATGAACCTGCTTTCGCATGTCTTCACAGTGGCAAAGCGCGAGTGGGGATGGATCAAGGATGTGCCGACAAAGGATGTTGAGCGTCCTAAAGATCCACCGCATCGTGATCGTCGCATCAGCGAGGAAGAGATTGACCTCATCTGTCTTCAGCTTGGGTGGGACCGCAAAATTCCCGGCGAGCCCGTGACGAAGCAACACCGTGTCGCCCTTGCCTTCCTTTTTGCCATCGAAACAGCAATGCGGGCTGGCGAAATTTGCTCACTTAAGAAGGGCGATGTACAGGGCCGAGTAGCTCGCCTGCATATGACGAAGAATGGCCGCCCGCGTGATGTCCCACTGTCGCCACAGGCCTTAGCCATATGGAAGCTGGTCCCTGGAGGGTTTGACTTGTCATCTGCCATCCTCGATGCTCTATTCCGTAAAGCCAGGAAGAACGCGGGCATTGAAGGACTTACCTTCCACGATACGCGCCATGAAGCTATCACGCGCCTCGCTCAGAAGTTGGACGTGCTTGACTTGGCTCGAATGGTCGGACATACGAATATCAACCAGCTCCGCACGTATTACAATGCGACAGCTGAAGATATCGCGGCGCGGCTGAGCTGAGCTACTTTTGCCGCTTCCGGCACTGCTCGCGCTCGGCCCGGTCCTTGATCTTGGCGTCCTCAACCGATTGCCATTGCATGTTCCCGGCATCATCAGCACCACCGGCACACAGGGGCACAATATGGTCGACCACGTAGCCAGGACAGCGCCTCTCTGGCTTCTCGGTCGCGGGGCATGGCACGGCAGCGCGAAAGATGCGAACAGCCTTCGGATCGCGCTTGATGCGCTCGCCAGCGCGAGCAGGAAGTGCGAGGATGAGGAAGCAGATGAGTAATCTCATCCGCCAAGTGTACAACTCACGCGGCAGCTTTTTCAGAGTATTTCTCGTTGATCCAGCTGAGCGGCACCGCCATTTCGTCAAACTGCCCGTCCTCGACGTTGTGCAGCATGAGGACGCCGTGCCAGTGTTTATTACCCTGAGGGTTCAGGTAGTCCTCGTGATGCTCGTAGCAGGAGCCGGCGATGATGGAAGTAATGCGCTTGCCGTCGGCCCTGTATGCCGAGACGATCTGGCGTCCCTGCTGATGCCCCGCCACGCAGCTCATCATTTTCTTACTCAGTTGGGCCTGAGCCGTTGAGGCTGGCCTGCCCATGGCTCCGGTGCAAAAAAAGTGACTAAACGCAACGCCACCAATTACCACTACCTCTAGGAATGGATACACCTCCCATCCGTATTCGGCATACTTCAGGTCGTCAGTGCTGATCGTGCCGTCTAGGATCGGATCATTACTGATGGCTCGGTTAATGCGGTCCTCGTGATTGCCGAGGGTGAGCACCATGCGCGGGCGGTACAGGGCTTTCTTGTTCCGTAAGCGCATCTCGTTGTACTCGCGCATTGGGCCGAGTAGGGCTTTCATGGCATCGTGCGCGGCTTTCACGTCCAGGCGGTAGCGGCGCCCTTCGAACGACTTCTTACCCTTGTCGTACATGCTGAGGCTGCACATGTCTGCGAAGTCCCCGGCGTGGACGATGACATCGGGCTTTTTGTCCACGATGTAGTGACCGATGCGGCGCAGGAAAGAGAAATCGTCGCCAGGACGGGCTTGGGTGTCAGGCAGGAATAAAATTTTCAAGCGCTCTCCTTAGGCTACGTTCTTGACCTTTTCGACAGTCCGAAGGGTGCCGAGGCCCAGCATCCCCAGCAGGATTGTGCTCATCTCCGTGAAGTCGAACACTGGCAGCGTGATCGGATGCCCTGCCCATTGCGACAGGACGAAGGCAGCAGGGCCGCCGATGAACTTGAAGGCGAACGCTGCGCCGCAGATCCAGCCAATCGCAGGACGCCAGCCTGAGACGAACAGGGACGAACTGGCCGCTTCTACCTTGTTAATATCCATTTGGCCGGTAGCCATCTGCAGATCGGCATTCAGTTGGGCCAGTTCGCCAGCCTGGGCCAGCCTCATTACTTCAAGTTTTGCATCGGCTGCGGCTTTCGGGTCGGGGAAGATCCGGTCAAACAGGTTGCCGAGAAGGGGGATAAGTTGCGGCCACATAGTCATCCTTTCCTGATAGCGTCAGCGATACGCTTGGCACGGTCGCCGACTTGGTTTGCCCACTTGCTATCCAAAAACTCAGCAGCAGCAGCATCCCAACGGCCAGCCTCCAGCAGAGCCAGCGCGTTCTTGAAGCCAAGCAGACGCGGGACACCCAAATTGAAAGCCGCGTTAAGGAGAGCGTCTTGGCGGTTATCGCTCATCTTCGACCACCACGGGAGCGCGCGGTCTAGCTCTCGGATCGTGCCGCGTACGTCGTTATTGCAGAGCATGTACGCTTCTGCTCCAGAGATACCGTTATCAGTAAGGTTCCGCCCAATGCCGATGGTCAGCTTTCCAATCAGCCGATCACCGGGGCGCAGCTCCTTGCCGGTAGCGTCATCGTAGGGTTTGAGGCGCAGGGCTTCGTCTGCCTGAAGCTGGCCCGTCACGTGCTCCATGTTCATTCGCGTCCCTCCCGCTTCTTGCGGAAGTACTCCCGCATCTGAAGGCACAGCCAGAGAATCGACAACATCGAGGCGACGAAGGCCACGATAGGCTGGAGCAGGCCGCAAATCGATGCTGCCGCAGCGGTATAGGCAGCAGCATCGGTTACGGTCTTAACATGGTCTACCATCGTAGGCCTCTCGGTTAGTGGTTTCATATGAGGAAACCCATGGGTTGCTAATAAATCAGTGCTACACTGGCAAGATGAACGATAACGTCGTCCGCGCAGCCGCCTCCGCCTTGGGGGTTGGCTTATACGGCTTACTGATTGAGTACACCAAGGCCAAATTGCGCACCCGCCGGGACAAGGTAGGGTGCGGTCTTCCTGAGGAGTTCGGCAGATGGCTGGGCAAGAGCTGGGCGCGAACTCGCCGCGCCTACCAGCGCACGTTGCAGCGGTGATGTGTAGAGTGCTGCGCCGCCGAGTAATGCAGCCGGAATCGCCGGGTTGACCATGCCAGTACCAAGGGCGCCCGCACCGTACATCAAGCGCTGAGCCGTGCCGCTATCGGGAACCTTGTTGCCAAGGACGGATTGGCCGGCATTACCGAGATCCTGCAGGAGAGCTGTACCGCGCGAGACAGCACGTTTGCGCACGCTTCGGTCCGCAGCCTGGACAGCCATATTGAGTTGGCCTGGCGTGAATACGCCTTCAGCATTCTTAGCGGACTTTGCCGCGCCCTCGACGCGTGCCAGATTAGCCCAAGCTGCATCTGCTGCCTGCAGCTTGCCTGCGACATCAGGATTCGTTCGTAACATCTGCTGTTTAAGCAGCGCCTGAAGCTGAGTCACGGCATCGCCTAGTTCTTGTTCGCTTGCTACGGATGATTTGCCATAACGCGAAGCCAAGTTACCAAGTTCGCTGTCGATGGCCTTGTAGTCTTCAGGAAGGATCGACTTGTTAGGCGAAACCTTGCGCATCAGGGTTTCATTGACGGCATTGTTGAATTTCGCCTTCATCGTGCTCGTCAGACCCTGCGCCATTCCACGTAGCTGCAACAGGTCTCGATTAAACTGGCCGTCCAGTTTGACACCTGAAATTTGGCTAAGAGCGTCGTCGTATGCCTGGGAGATCGTGTCACCAGCTTCGCGCACGCCGGTCTGACCGATGCTATCGACCTCAGTACCAACTTTGCCGGTGGCTCGATTGATCGCCGCACGGTTGAATTGCTCCATTGAGCGCTTCCGTGCGTTTACAATGGCGTCACCGACCAGGGGCACACTCTGCAGCTTTTCTTCAAGCGCATTCCAGCGACCGCCCAAAGCCTGACCGATGGTGGGCTGCACGCCCTCGTCCTTCAGGAGCTGTAAGCTGGCGTTTGTCGATGCCCTAGGGCTGGCGATGCGAGCCACGCCACCTATGACCGCAGGAAGTGCGCCACCAACTGCGGCGCCAGTTGCAACCTGCTTACCCTTCTCGGACCAGAAATCACCCGACGCAACAGGGTTAAGCAAGCTCGACACCGCGCCACTTCCAGCGCCCGCTGCTACCCTCTCCGCTAGCGTCACAGCTGCAGGGGCGCGTGCCGCCAGTGCCAGGTTTGCAGGGGACGCCACATTACCAAGCACTCGATAGCCGTCGAAGCCGCTTTCACCAGACGCTGCCCGGCGTGCTTGATATGCCGCTTCGTCTTGGCGCACTTGCTGGTCCACCCCGCCCTCGGGGAGGCGCGCGACCAAGCCGGTTTTATCGGCAAGCCAGTTGTTCAGCTTGTTGCCAGCGTTGACCATGCCGGTTGGTAGCGCTTTAGTCAGCAGTTGCGCGCCGCCGTTGATCGGGTCCATCAGGCCATGTCCGAATTTCTCCATCTGGCTAACTGGAGCGGCCTTGCCGGTGATGAGCGAAGCAAGGTTGCGCTCTCCGCCGGAAGACACGGGTTGCGCCGCAAGGCCCAACTCCGCAGATAGATCGCGCCCGCCAGCCTTCGCTGGCTGAGCATCCCCGAACAGTTCGGCGCTAAGGTCGCGTCCTGGCATTACTGGCCTCCGATGATGTAGCCCTTGGCACGCAGGGCGGCAGTGACTTCTGCTGTGCTGCGACCGCTTGCTTTGGCCGTGGCTGCGATGTCAGAGAGGGTTGCTACCTTGCGCTGCGCCGAGGGCTGCTCTTGTGCTCCGGGCGCTTTAAGCCCGTTCGCGTTGGCGTACGCGCCGACCAGCTTCTCAAGCGCATCGAGGTTGGCAAGGCGCGCCTGAACAGGAAGCGTGCGATCTCCGATGCGACCGGCCATTTCGGCGTAGTTCTTCCGGTCGGCGTCAGATTGCGGGCCTTCCATGCGCGGAACGTTCGAAGTTAGCCAGCCCCCAATGGTTGAGAGCTTGTCTGCAGCAATGCCGGAATCAGTGGTGCGGCCAAAGAAGCCAAGCGTACTATCGACCAAGGCACCCGCGCCCGAGCCGGTTGGGTCTTGCCTCAGCAGCGAGCGAGCTTGCGGGATCACCGCGCCGATCTGGCCGTACAGCTTCTGCGCTGATTGATCGCCAAGGCGCTTGGTCTTGTCGAGATCAGAATTGACCTGCACGCCGCGCATTCGCGCTTCTTGTTCTACAGGATCTTGCAGGGCCACACCAGGGCCGCCCTGAGGGACACGACCGCCTGCATTGACGATCTCGCGTGCAATGGCGGCCCGATCTTTCGGGTTGGTAGTGCGTGCGTACTCGTCATTCAAGATGGCGAGTTGATCGGAGTTGCGCTGCGATTTACCCTGGTTATACTGTTTGTTGACATTGCCCCAGCCGCCGGAGAGGACATCCGGCAACTCCGCATTGGAGACCATACGCGGACCGCCCGGCAGGTTAAGCACTGTAGTGCCGTACTTCGCCTTTGCCTCTTCGGTGGCGTTTGCCTTAGCTCCCTCCAGTGCCGCTGTACCGTCAACATACCCCGGCAACATGCTAGCAGCACCATTGCTATCAATCGTGAAGCCGTTGTCGAGCTTTGGCATGTAACGCTGCTTGCCAGTTGCCCGGTCGACGTAAGTCGAGCCAGCCTCAAGTTTTTGCGGCTCATGCTGGTACTTATGGATGTCGAAAAGCTCTTTTGCGCCAGGAATGCCCGCAATTGCCATTGCGCGCAGCGTGTCCAGGTCCCCTATCTCAGCCCCAGTCGAGGGGGCGGGAGCTTGAGCCATACGCTGAGCATTGGTAACGGTAGGGCCGATATCGCCCACTGTGGCACCCTGAGCCAGCGCAGCAGATGCGCCAGGAGACACGCCGCCACCTGTGAAACGCGACATGACTTGCTTTTGCAGGTCGAGCTTCTGCTGTTCTCGTTGCTCTTGCAGCTCAAGAAGCTTCATCCGTTGACGCAGCATTTCTTGCTCTGCAGCAGACTGCTGGCCCTGCTGATAGCCACCGATGCCAGCGCCCATCACCTGACCGAGCGAACGCGGCATGAGAGATGGACCAGAAGCATTGAGAATGCCCGCAGCAGCAGCGAGCAGGCCTTGAGTTTGCGGATTATCACCGCCGAATAGGTCGAGTAGTCCCGGCATGATTTTCCTTTACAGAGAACTTCCCAGGCCAAAGGATTTAAAGAGGCTGTCGCCGACTTTCCCGTCGAACAGGCCGGAGATTGCGCTGTTGATGCCACTGCCATTGCTTCCGCCGGTCAGCATGCCGCCCATCAAAGCACCGCCAAGAGCATTGCCTGCTTGGTTCTGATACAGCGGCTGCGAGTTGGTCGAGGACGAGTTGGCACCGAGGTACGGAGCCAGCAGGCCATTCACCTGCGTTGCGCGGTTGATGCCGTAGTTGTCCGCGTTCGTTGCCGTGCCATAAGCGAGGCCATTCAGGCCACTCAGCAATCCGGCGCCACCCAGCGCGGCAGAATTATTCAGCTGGTTCTGCTGCATCTGCAGCCCAGCGTTGAACTGGTTGGCGTTCTGCACCTGGGATGCGGCGAACTGGCTGGCATTGTTGCCCGCCTGCTGGTTGGCGAACTGCGATGCCTGACCAAGCGCGGCATTCTGGCTTGCCACGCCGTACTGCTGCGCGCCGAGGCCTTGTGTTGCCGCCAGTGCGCGATCCTGGCCCTGCTGGTACGCCTGCGCCTGCTGAGCGGTCGTGTTCGCGCTGTTCGCCATGCCCAGCGTCGTGTTCGAGTCGGTGAGCTGCTTCGTGAAGTCGCTGATCGCGTTGCCCTCGGCGACACCTTGGCGCGAGCCACCGTATTGGCCCGCGAGCACGCTGTTGCTGCGGATGCTCGGCATCACGTTGCGCAACAGGTTGTCCGTCATGTTGGACTGGTTCTTCTGGAACGACTGGTTCGTCAGGTTGACTGCGCTTTGCAGTGACTTGTCGAGCGCTGCCGTGTTGCCGCCACTAAGCAGGTTTTGGTACGAGCCGGTCAGGTCGATATTGTTCTGCTTCGGTGCGTCTACTCCCACGTACTTATTCCACAGCACATCGGGGACGCCGACGCCGCCGCCTGCGTTCGGCGCGGCCTTCCCATCCATCAGGCCAGTAGCAGCATTTCGGATCGCCCCCATATCGGACGAGCCATAATTGCTCAGGTAGTCACCGGCAGTCTTGCCGTAGCCCTGCAGGGCCTGCGATTGCGGCTGGTCCAGGTAGGACTGGTACTTGCCGATCAGACCCTGCGAGCCATCCTTGCCCCACAACATGGCGTCCATGCGAGGATCGATCTGCTGCTGGCTCGTGGCGGTGAGTGATTTAGGTTGGCCGCTGCCACCAATAAGGCCACCGACCGCACCGCCAATTGCGCCACCGATACCAGGGGCGATGATGTTACCGACGATGGGCGCCGCAATTCCTGCGAGGCTACTCAAAAGTCCCATTTGGGTTCCTTTCCTGTTAGCTATATTTTATTCGATAACTCAGCAGCAAGGCCGAATTTGCTGCGGTTAATTTGCATATAGACCGTCTATCCGAGATATCGCCACGCGGTTCCGTCGTATCTATACAAACCGGCGCCGCTGCCTGGATTCCATTGGGTTCCGTCCGCGTATCGCCTCATCCCCTGACGAGGCTTTGGCGGAGGCGCGTACACCACAGGATCGAAACCCTCGGCAAGTGCGTCATAAGCGGCCTTGATTTTGTTTACCTCCTCCTGTAGCCATCGCGGAAGTTGCGCCGGGTCGCTCGGCGGGGCTGAGGGCTGGTAGGCGAATGTGCTGCTGTTGGTTGGTCGCATGCTTAGTACTCCCCTGCGTCTTCAACAACCATGTCGAAGCTATCTAGGCGCCACGAGAATGCGGTCCCGGTCTGGAATCGAATGGCTAGGTAGCGGCCCGATACGAAGCCGTCGCAGCGCAGAGTTGAGCCAATGGTGTAGGTCATTGGGTCCAGCCACACAGGATCGTCGCCGGGATTTTCAGCCCAACCGAGCCGAACTAGCACTGTGCCGCCCTGATTGCCGGTGATGCGCGGTACCACGCCCGTAATCATCTTGATGCGCTCGGGCGCGTCGAAGTGCAGCCCAGTGCGCTCAAGGAAGGCGTCCGGCAGCGCGCCGTCGAACGATGCCGAGGCGTCGAGCAGGTAGAGCTTGTTGTCGGCGCTGCCCATCATCACGCGCGTGCGGTCTGGCGTGAAATCCGGGCCGTTCCACGCGGTCAGGTCGGAATCCCACGGCGCCGAGTCCTGCGACCAGCTGCCGGACAGGCTGTTGTCGACCGGGCCGAATGCCGCGTGCGTGACGTTCGGCAGGCTGCGGAAGCTCACCGTGCCATCGACGTAGTTATAGACCAGCGCCGTATCGCACCAGGTCGCGCCGATGCTCGGGTAGCAAACCATGATCTCGTTCAGGAACGGGTTCTTGACGCAGAACGCCAACCCCTTGTTGGCCGTGTCCAGGTTCTGGAAGAAGTACCGGCGCGCCTTCTTGTCCAGCACCGATTGCGCACTGAAGCCGTCATGGATCACGATGTCGGAGCCGGTCACCGCCAGATGCGCAGTACCGAAGCCTGCCTCAAACTCGACAGCGCAATTCATGTTCAGCAGGCCACTCATGCCCGAAACCTTGCGGCTTTTCAGGATGAAAGCGCCGCCGATGTAGTCAAGCGCCCACGTCGAAGATTCCTTGTAGACGATGAAGCTGTCCTTCAGGCCCAATCCATCGATGATGGAGTCCTGCCCCTCTGACAGATCGAACTCACCGGCATCCTGCGTTGCGTCGGCTTCATTCCATGTCGAGGGCAACGCACCGGCTACCGCAAGGCTGGACCATTTGACCATGTACGGCAGGTTGACGCCCGCCTTTGTCAGGTTCAGCGCGATCATCATGTTTTTGTACTGGCGCAGCACCTTGCACGAGGTGTTCACCGGCCACGCAGTCAGATCGACAAACTTGTGCGTCAGGTTCTGGTCCCAGTACATCGGTGCTTTGCCGTCACCAGCATTCAGCACCGGCACGCCACCGAATACAAAGCCACTCCAGGCGTTGACGGTTCCAGTTCGCGGTGTGACGTGTGTCAGGTCGGTGTGCACGCTGCTGCCGCTGGCGTTGGTGACGGCAGCCACCTTGCCAGCGGTCGCGTACAGCCAGTAGCGCGAGCCAGACACGTTCACCTGTAGCAGGTACTGCGGCGCTTCCAGTGGCGCGCCGTAGACCTGGCCCTGACCGAAGAACTGGAGCGCGGCACCATCAAGGAAGCGCACATTCTTCGCACCAGACCACGCACCCAGCGGCAGCTCGTATGCGGGCCGGTCCTTGATGACGCCGATAGAGCCAGCGTTCGGAACTGAGACTTTCGGCATTAAGGCACCTCGTAGGGCTCGATGTCGCCCCAAATGATTTCTTCGGCTCGCCCGACGCCTAGAACGCCAATCGCTTCGAGCTGGTGGAGCCCCGCCTGTACGGCAGGGTTGTTCATATCGGCATACGCGCTTGCGGCCAGATCCTTCTCCAGCACGCGCACGGCGGCAGCAGCCAATCGCACGTCTTGCGTCGCGGTCGGGTCGTCTACCTGCGCCATCTCGAAGGCGATCTTCTCGGCCTGCGTGAAGCGGTTGCGGAAAGCCAGCTTCGTGATGTGGCGGATCGAGTTGGCCTTGAAGTCGTGGATTTCCTGCGCCGTCCAGTCACGTACGGCGCGGGTCGAGACGACGACGGTGCGCGCGGCATCGATGGTCAGCACCTCGTCTTCGTAGCTCTGGTACTTGCTCAGCGCCGGCCACTGGAATTCGAGAGGCCACCATCCCCAGCCGGCGTATTCAGGCACGCCAATCCAAGTCAGGTCGGCGATTTGGGCGATTGGGATTTGCGAGTTTGTCAGAAACTCTGGTACTGGCTCGCGCGTGACTACTCCGTCTTTAACCTTCACGCAGTTGCTGTAGTCGATCATGACTGCTCCTTTCACCAGAATTCGATAAGGGCGAAGCCAGCGCCGCCCGTTCCACTCGTCGCTGATCCACCTGCACCGCCGCCGCCGCCATCGCCTCCATTGATACCTGAGCCTGCCGCGCCAACTGTAATAAGCACTGACGCGATAGAAGTTGTTGGCGGATTGGCCCCGATAGCCCCTGCAGTAGTTACGCCACCGCCACCCGCAGCACCTGATAGGTAGCCCAAGCCAGCGCCGCCTTGACCTCCGGTGGCATTTCCAGCTGACGGAGTCGCCCCAATGCCGCCACGACCGGCAGCCCCGCCACCACTGCCATTTGACGTAGACAGAGCATTGCCGCCAGTGCCCCCATTGAAGTTCACATCGCCACCGCTGCCGACTCCAGCCGGGCCATTGACGCCTGCTGACGCATTGCTTCCGTTGCCCCCAAGGAGTTGGTAGCCGAGGCCCTCCACGACGGTCCCTGTCACATCGAAGCGCACGTTCAGTAGAGTGCCTGGCGTTGCCTTGATGATGTTTGTCCCGGCGAAGCCGCCGCCGCCGCCGCCTGCACCACCACCGCCAGCTACGACTGCCCCACTACCGCCTTTGCCAGTTGCGCCCATACGTGCATAGGTCGCCCAGTCAGGAATGCGAATGACCTGGTCAGTGCGGACGATAATGAACTGTGCCGGGAAGCCAAGCGTGCTGGCGACTGCGGAGGTTATCTGCCGGCGGGGAAGCCCAGGCGCACTGAGCCCCAGAGACGGGCCGTTCTGCGTACCGTATGGATAAGGCATGGTCAGAAGTCCGTGTATTCGGCCTTGGCGACGATGCCGCCAGCCAGCGCGACCTGGGTGCCGAAGTACAGGCGGTCGCCAGACTCCAGGCGCAGCGGCGTCGTTTCGCTGTAGTCGCCGAAGTAGGTCTTCGTGATGCCTGCGGCGGTGCCAAGCGTCTGGGACGGCATAGTGACCGAGTCAATCAGGCGCATGGTCGCGTAGGCGTCAGCAGTCTTGGCTAGGAACAGCACAAGGCTTGTCGCGCCGGTCAGCGTTGCACGCGGCTCAGCGGTCAGGCGAGTGACAATTGCACCATCCGTGCCGGCCTGCATGAGCTGAACTAAGTTGGTCGGCGTGTCCGTGCTGATGTTAGCTACCGCTGCGCTAGCGATGGCGGTAGCGGTTTTCGGGGTCTGTGCGAATGCTGCAATGTTGGTCTTTGCCATGTCGGCTCCTTAAAAAGAAAGTGAGATTGCCTGGGCTTGGGCTAGGCGTTCGGTGTCGCTGTAGATGTCGCTGCGCTTCCAGGAAGCGGCACCGTTGACCGTCGTCATCGCGTAGGACAGTGGCCCGCCCGGCTGCGCCGGCAGAGCCGTGCTGAATGCCGTCTGGTGGACGTAGTCCTTCGATGCGACCTGGTCGTGCGCGATGGGCATCGGGCCGGTGAAGGCCGGGAAGGTGATCTTGAGGATCGACTTAATCAGCCGCAGGTGGTCGTCCCCTTCCGATTTGGGATCGGTTGGGCCGGGCTTCTGCGGATCGAGGTCGCCAATGGAGGTTCCGGTTTCAACGGTCATGATGTGTCCTTATGGGGTCGTGGTATCGGGACGAATGGCGAGCGAGCTAGCCACGTTGCTATCGGTGCCGTTGACTAGCGAGAGCGCGTTTTGATACTTCTGCTCCCACACTTGCAGCGCTGCGGTGTCCTTGGTGTACATGCAGACTTCGCACATGGTCGCGGCGAGGTACAGGCTCGGATGCGCTGCAATCAGCCAGTTCTGGCCGGTCGGCGCGTCAGTGAGGGTGGGAAGCGTGGAGCGCAGTACTACCTTCAGGTCGTATGCCGCATCGGGCGTCGGGCCTAGGTAGATGTCATCGCCAATCACGGTGTAGTGGCGCGGCGTGCCGGTATCGGTGTCGTATCGGGCATTGAACGTACCAACGCCCATGTAATCGACGCTGCCCTGCCCTGGGATCGAGATGGATTGGACATCGGTCGCGCCATCAGGCAGAGCGACGGTAGGGAAGCCAGCCACGGTGGACAGCGTCACAAGCGACTCTTGCAGCCGGTTGTCAACGTCCATGTTCAGGCGGTCTTCAGCAAGCGTCACGAAGTCGCCCACCTTCGCCGCAATGTCCGTGCGGTGGACGAAGCTGGCGACTGCGCCTTGCAGCCATGTGTAGTCTTTTGTTGCCATTTTTTCTCCAGCGCCGTCACGGCGTTAAGAGGTTGATGTTCTTTACAGTCTGCCCTTCCAGATGCGGAAAACCGAGTTATCGGGATTCTCGACCACGGCCTTAATGTGCTTGTCGTCACCCATGAACTGCTCGAAGGTGATACCGCGCTCGTTACAGTACTTCTCAACGATCACGAGCGGGATCTTGGCCGCGTGCTTCATTTCACTGGAGCCGTGGTAACCTTCGTTGTGCAGTGCCTTGGCGTATTCGGCGATGGCGGTACAGTCCTGCGAGCGCCCGACATACAGGCGGTCGTCTTGAGTCTTGAAGCTGGTTGCGAGTTGCGTCATTAGTTCTCCTGTTAGCGGCGTTTGTGACCGCGTGCACGGCCTTTCCTTGTTGACGAAAATGCAGGTGGCGCAGTATGCGGCTCAGACGGTGGGGCTGGAGTCTGAGTAGAACCCTGCGCACCCATGTTCCAATAGCCGTTTGGTGCGCCACCGTTTGGATAGAAACCGGACATACGTCTCCTATCGAGCCACCAAGTGCCGTAGCACCGGCTCGCAGTATTGAGCGACCAGGCCATACCCGGCGTCGTTCAGGTGGACCAGATCGGTGTTATACGGGCGCCACGCCTGCGGCTGGTTATTGGTGCCGGACTCTTTGAATACGCCGGATGCACGCACATCGACAATTCCCGCCGCGCCCATGTCACGCCAGTGCGCCTTGAGAAAATTGTCGTACGCGATCAGCTTGTTGTTCGGCGTGATCAGGTCGCTACCGTACTGCGCGTTTTGTCCGGCGTAGCGCGGAAGGGTGGTCAATAGCACGATCTTCACGCCGGGCATTGCGGCCCGACGCGCAGCCACGTAATCCCAGCACTGCTGGCCGGCGTCAGCGCCGCTGTATGCGGCGTTATTCCAGATCGTGTTGGTGCCTTCCCATATCAGCAGGACGTGCGACTTACCGGCCTCATACAGCGCATCGACCGCGCCAGCGCGGGCCGTCATGCTGTTCAAGTCCTTGAACGTGCTGCCGCCCACGCCCAAATTCGTGACCGTGATCCCGGCCGCCGACAGTAAGGGTAAGCGCTGGAGTTGCTTGGGAAAACTCATGGTGGCCTGGTTGGTCGCGCCATACCCGAACACCAGTGAGTTTCCTTCGCAGATTACTTTGACCTTGCTGGCGTCGTACCGCAGTTTTGCAGCGTGGTCGCGGAACGGGCCCATCAGATGAGCCCCACGGTGTTAGTCAGCGTAAACGCTTGGCCAGTCTGCGCGACCAGGCTAAACCACTTGTTGACCGCGTTGACGGTCGGCCAGTGCGCGATTTCAACGAAGTTTGTCGGGGTGGCCGCGCGTGCGACTTCCGCATAGACCGCCGTGCCGGTGCGACGCATGCGCAAGATATCGCCCTCTGCAGGGGCCATGTTGGCATTAGCGTTGATCGGGCTGGCCGTCGTGTTCGTAGCGTAGATGCCGCCGGTGACGGTCATGTAGATGGCAAAGCTGCCGACCCCGATAGGACCCGACCCGGTGGACTGCAGGCCAAAATACGGGACGCCTAAGCCGATGCCCTCGTACTTAAGTGACATCGAACCATCGACGCCCGCCGCACCGAGCGTTTTGTCTGCGGTGGCCTGCGCGCCAGATGCGGTTGCCGTGTATTTGTAGGGCCCGGTCCCCGATTCGGTGAAGTTGGTCGCGGCCGAGAACCGCGCATACGCCCCTGCGGTCGGCGTAACGCTGTTGGACGCCGCCGACGCGGCGGAGGAACCGACGCTGTTGCGATCCTTGACGGTCGCCGTTACGGCCGTGCCGTTCGGCGCCGTGACGCGGATCGGGCTGGACGCGCCGGTAGCCGTCTGTCCGGTCGAAAGTGTTGCGGTCGAGTCGAGCACCGTCGCCCCGCCGTTGCTGTTGCGCGTGAAGTACACGTCAACATAGCCATCGCCAGCAACAGCCGTGCCGATGGTCGGCGCAGCCGGTACAGTCGCTGCTGCGGCCGCCGTGTAGGTGATGTTCGTCGGGTTCGACAGCGAACCGTTGTTCGACACGCTGATCGTCTTCGCGCCGGTCGATGCTGGCGTGTAGGTGAACGTGCCGCTCGGGCTGGCCGAAGTCAGGGAAACTGAGGTCGGGCTGAACGTGCCGCCCGCGCCGCCGTCGGACGGCGTCACCACGACGGTGCCGGTAATCGTTCCGCCAACCGGCGTCACGCCAACCGTAAAATCAGTCGACGCCGTCGACACGGTGCCACTGGTCGGGCCCGCGAGCGTCACGCCGCTTGCAGGCGATCCAGCGGGCGCGGAAACGCTGTTGGTGATCGCCTGCGTGAAGCCGAGCATCTTGTTGCCGGCCGGGTCGCGCACGTCGCTCACGCCGCCGGTTGGCGTATAGACCACGCTGCGCGCTGCTTCCCCGCCGACGAAGGCGGCCGAGGTGGTGAGGCGGATCTTCGTTTGGTCGCCGAAGTAGACGTCTGCCGCCGTGATCGGGTGGCCCGAAACGACGAAATTCGCAGGCGCCAGCGCGTTCGCCATGTCGAGAACTTCTGAGGTCTGGATATAGATAGTGCTGGGCGCTGCATCGGTCACGCTCGCGCTCTGCGCAGTCGGTGCAATGCTGTCAACCACGGTGGCGCCGGCCGCCTGCCCGATGTAATACCAGACGTCATAGCCGTCGTAGTAGAACTCGACGACGTTGACGATGCCGGCGCGGCTGTCAAAACCGGACGACCCGCCAAATTCCTTCATGCCGGTGAACGTCGGGGTGTTCGTGCCGTCCGCGACTAAGCGCACCTCGACACGCGCGCCACGCACCTTGGTGGCGGCAGGACTGAACGTCATGCCTGCGGCGATGGCGGTCTGCGGCATGTAGGCGCGGCCGGCCGAGTTCAGCGGGACGGCGGTTGCGAATGCGATGTCCGAACCGGACGTCAGCGCGTTCAACAGCGACGCGGACGCCGCGCTGTAGACTTCGCACGAGGCGCCGCCGAACGCTACCGCCGCGTTGTTGTTCGAACTGGTGAGCACGCGCTCACGGGTCAGCTGCGTGGCGCTCGTGATCGTGTATTCGCCGGACTCAAACGCCCCGGTCGCCGGGTCGCGCACGAAAAAGGCGATGCCGGTCGCACCGACGGCGATGTCGCCGGCAGCGATAGCTTGCGCGACGGTGCGAAAACCAGTCGACGCCGACCCGAGCGCGATTGTGGCGGCGCTAGTAACAGTGGCGATCTGCTTTTGCAGGTCGATCAGGATCATCAGATGCCCTCGCCTGGCGTGAAGTACAGTACTGCCGTGTTGCCGGTATCGCAGATCGCCGCGACGTTAGTTGCGCTGCCCTTGGTGAACAACTCAGTCGAGCCGACAGGGATCGGCATCTTGGCCGTGGTGGAACTCACCGAGCCATCGCCAAACTGGAGATAGGCGGTGTTCGGGCCTGCGTTCAGAACGCGGACCACGGAGCTGAGCGAGTCGACGGCCACACGCGAACTAGCAGCGGTTGCGGAAAGCTGTACGGTGTCGGCACCGCTTGGAGCAAAAGTCTTGAGCGTCATGTGACCTCCTTAGAGGCAGCCCCGAAGGGCCGCCGTAGGGTTACTGGCTGACTACTTATAAGTCAGTCCCTTACGTATGTTTGCTATGGCCGTCTTACCGAGGCCATACTTCTTTGTTAGTCCGCGTGTTCCTGGCGGCGTGCTGCGTATGTGGTCAATGACCTCTTGCGGCAAATTCTTGGCCCTGAACTTCTCTGGCGTTTCGCTTCCAAGCCCATTCCGCTGCCGGATTTGCTTGACTACGTTGACGCTCACACCAAAACGCTCCGCAAGTTCCTTCGTCTTGCCTTGGGTCGAACAGATCAGATCAATAACCGCTTGATCCTTAATGATCGCCCTGCCGTGTTCAACGCCGCTTAATGCCCGCGTAGTCCTCCGGCCCTTCCTATCCATATCCAGAACGTTTTCGCTCTGAGTGCCCAACCTAAGATGCTGAGGGTTGACGCATCCTGGGTTGTCGCACTTGTGCATCACAATCATTCCGTGCGCCCCGCTACCCTCCGGGATCTCTCCAAAATGGAGAATCCACGAAACCCTATGTGCCAGCATCATTTGCCCAGCTGGCGCATATCGTTTGCCATCGATCTTCCCGCCAATAACTCCGTATCCTTTGGCGTTTTTGGCACCAGTCCAATTCCAGCAACCGGTATCAGAATCGATGGCAAACCGTTTGAAGAACCGCTCGCTTACACTTCCTGCTCGACTTTCTCGCACAATGCACCTCTCCATTAAGGAATACGGTGCATTATACCAGTTTATCTATCAGGAAATATCCGCGATCAGGCCGTGGGCCTTCGGGTTCTTGTTTTCCAGGGTCAGCTCGATGATGATTTGCTTGCGCTCGCTGTCGCCGGTCTTTGCCAGATCCGACACTTCCCACGGACGCAGCACCGAGGCGGCCAGCTTGTCCGGCTGGAGCAGGAAGATGTCACGTGCGCGCTGCTGCAGGTTGATCATCGCCTTGTAGGTGCCGAAGTCCGATTTGTACACGTCGATGGACGCGGCCAGTTGATCATCAGCGTCCTTGAAGCGGGTCGAGTTGCCGGTGAAGGTCGAGAAGGTCTGCTTCTGGGTGGTGCCCATCATCAGAACAGTCGGACGACCGCCGGCGGCGTACACCTTTTGCGCCACGTCCTTCAGCATCGTCTCGGTGAAGGCGCGCTGGGTGCCATCGGTCTGCGCCACGTTGGTGGTGTAGTTCGGGGCGACATAGCCGGCGCCGCCGTTGACGTTGTCGCCCATCCAGCCCACCAGACCACGCAGCTTGCGCGGCGAAGCGGCAGTCACGTTGTTCTGGGTGAAGGCGTACTCGATGTCCAGCTTCAGTTCCGCCGACTTCTTCGCCAGTTGGTAGTTCATCTCCGACTTGCGGCCGGCCTTGTCCACGGCTTCCTGAGTACCCGACACCGAAGCGACTTCCTTCAGGATCTGAGTGGTGTTCTTCAGGCGCACGGTCGGGGTGACGGCGGTTGCAGTCGAGTCGTCGCCTTCAGCCTGGGCGTTCGAACCAGCAGCGCGCAGGGCGTCCACTTGCCATTCGTGGGTGATGCCGGTTGCCTTGTTCTTGGCGATCATCGAATACAGCGGGGTATCCGACGGGGTGATGCGGTCGATGAAATCGGCCAGGTCTTCGCGGTTACCAACGGCAGATGCCGAGGTAAAGGTATTGGTTGGTGCAGCCATTGTTTTCTCCTAGCGCCTCACGGCGTATGAAAAGGTTTAGTTAGGTCAGGTATAGATCTGCCCAAAAACCGCTGCGGCATCGGCAATCGAGCCGGTAGCAGCGAGCTTCTTCATGGCAGAGGTGCGCCCATCTGTCGGCTTCACGCTCTCGGTATTGCCGGGGCGCTCCACCTTGGCGGGTGCTGCGGCTACCTTCTTGGTAGCTTCCTTAGCGCGGGCCATCAAGGCGTCGTACTCCATCGCCTTTTTAGCCATCAGGACTTGCAGGTGACGCGGCATGTCTGCCGAATCGTCCGCATAGCCTTCCTGCGCCAGGTACTCACCGAGCTTTGCCAGTCCGTCCTTGAGCTTGGCCGGGTCTTTCCACTCAGGCACCTTGGCGACGAGTTTTTCGTGCTGGTCCTGAATGGAAAGACGGTCGGCCTCAGCCTTCTCGTACTTGCGCTGCTCGTCAATCTGGCCCAACTCCTGCTGAGCCTGCTGCAACTGCACTTGTCGTTCTTCAACGATGTGCTTGATGCGCCCGTACTCAACTGGATCGGAGTCCAGTAATTCAAGGGTGAGATGCGCCCTAAGGTTCGCAATCTCGTAATCAGCTTGGCTCTTGAAGCCTTCCAGCTTGGCGGCGTACTCGTCACGCTGCGCCCTCGCCTTCTGTACTTCTGCGTCAGCGGCTTTGCGTGTTTCAGCCGCCTCCATCGTTTTCTTCGTGTAATCCTGCTGGCGAAGGCCGTTCTTGTAGTGCTCCGCCACCTCGTCAGCAGTCAGCTCTACGTCCTTGCCGTCTACCTTGATGGTGAACTTCTGCGGTTCTGCAGCTTGCTCACCTTCGGGCTTCTCGTCGCCCTTTGCCGCTTCAGCCACAAGGCGCTCGGCTGCTGCCTCTTCGGTTTCGTCAGCGGGCGGATCATTCTTCGCCTCGGCGGCTGCTTCTAGCTTTGGCTCGTCGCCGCCCAGGATTGCGCCAAATGCCTCTGCGGCGCCATGTGCATCAAGTGCGCCGCCACCAGTCGAGCCAGTGGTGCCGTCCGTTGCCTCATCGCGGAACACGTAGTTCTGCGCCTTGCGTTTCCAGTATTTCGGGTGCATGGGTTCCTATGGATTATCCAAGTGCGACGATTTCGCCGCTGGTTAGCTGGTAAGCGGGATCGCCCACCTGAATATCTGCGTTGATGCCGCTGCCGAGGTCGAGAAGATCGCCCTCAGCTTCGGGATGCCACACGCGGACAACGTGACGCTTCTCGGCACGTGCTGCGGTCACGACTGCCAGCCATTCACATTGACGCCCTGCGCTCTGTCCCGCGCGTCCTGCGCTGCCTGATGCTCGATCTGCAGCTTCGCCATCTTCCCGTCCGTCATTGCTGCTTCCAGCGTCGATTGCAGCTTGTCGGACAGCTTCAACATCGTGTGCAGCTTTTCGCGGCCCTCTACGTCGCGGGCTGGTGAGTCCATCCATGCTTTCGTAATCTCCTGTCGAATGTCGGCAAAGGCTTGTGCGAAGGCTTCGTTCTCCAGCACTTCGCGGGCCTTGACGCCGTCATAAACTCGTTGTTCAAGCGTTGCCATCGGCGGCTACATCCTCATTGGCTTGTTGTTCGGCGGCCTGCAGTGCGGCGTCTTGCTGCTGCTTCGCTGCGATCTGCGCGATGACGATCTTTGCGTCGATCTCGCGGTCCAATTTGTACTGCTGGAAGGCGATTTCCTGCTCACGTTCCGCCACGCGGTTCTGCTCCTTCAGCTGATTGAACTGCGCCTCGTATTGCAGCTTGAGTGCGTGCTTCTCGGCCTCTGCCTGCTGGCGGAACTGGTCGATCTGCATCTGCGCCTGCGCCTGGATCTGTGCTGCCTCTTGCTTCAGTTGCGCATCCATCTGTGCCTGCTGCTGCTTGAGCTGCATCTCACGCTGGTGCGCCTGATCGTCCAGTTGCGCCTTGACGATGGCCGGGTCTTGCTGCGGCTGTTTCGGCGGCATGTTCTTCGGGCTCGTGAAGTAGGCGTCACCCGACTTGAAGCCGAGTGCCTCGGTGAACTTCACTTGAGAGTTGTAGACGTTCTCCGGCGTGGCGGTGCCAATCTGGAGGCCGGCCATCTGCTGCTGGAACAGCATGTTCAGGTGCGCAACCTGCTGGTCTTTGTTGCCAGTGCCGAGGCCAACGTTGATGGTCAGGTCGAACTGGCTATTCCACTCGCGCGGGTCGATGTTCGCCCAGCCGCCAGACAGCTGCACCTGCTCGGCTTTATTTTGGTGACGCGTCACGAGACGCAGCATCTTCTTAAACAGCAGCGTGAAGCCAGTTTCCGCCATCGTGCGTGCGATCATCTCGACGCCCTGATCTGCGCGATTGGTGACGATGTTTGATTGCGTGGCTGTCTGCGCAAGCTGCATGTTGCCGCCTTGCGTCTGCCGCGAGTATTTTGTGGACTCTTCCGCGTCGATCTCGGTAGCCTCCAGCAGCGACATGGCGCCCGACATATCGCTCATGCCCTGCTGAAGCGGGCCTACAGCACCGACCTGTTTGACGCGAACTACGCCACCGGGGCGCGAGTTCAGCAGATCATCAAGGTTGACTTGGCCCTCAACGGCAATTGTGCGGCCATTAACTTGCAAGTACATGTTGTCCAGCATGACGCGCTTTAGGCTCGTCTTGACCTTCTGTGCCTGCATTGCCAGGTCAGCCGGCGACATGCCGAAATACTGGTGCGGCAGCGGGATCGATGCAAGATCAACGAACGGGTTCGCGTCAACCTTCTCGTAATCGAGGATGCGGCCACCAGCACGCACGACCTTGTACAGCGAGCGGCCACGACCCTCAATGTCGGCGTGCATATAGCATTCTTCCAGCCACACGCGGCGAGAGTCGGGATCTTGCATCTCGCTAGGCGAAGTCAGTGCGTACGTCGAGCCGAACTGGTCGCGCTCCACCGATTCAGGCGTAGGCTGCGCGTCGTCAGTCTGGATGCTGTCTACGTTCTTGTAACCGCTAGCCTTGAGCTGGCCGATAGTGCGCATGACTTTGTGCGCCTTGAACGTCTCATCGTCAATATGCTTGCACGAGCGGGAGACGTACATCTCTTCAGGCGGCACGTTCTCGACGCACAGCTTACCGTTTGCTTTCGTGCGTTTCAGCGTCACGTCATACAGCATCGGCACCGGCTGCGAGGCAAACTGTTCTAGCTGTGCCTGAGCCTGTTGCGCCTGCTGGGCTGCGTTCGGGTCTTGCATCGCTGCCTGAGCCATTTGTGCAAGCTGGGCCTGCATCTGCTCAAGCTGCTTTGCCTTAGCCTTGGCTGCGTCCTCGTCCTCATATGCCTTTTGCGCGACGACTTCGACCTCATCGTCATCCAACAGCAGAGCAAGCTGCACATCGGTCTGGCCGGTGTACTCTTCCTCGGTCACGATGGGCGTGTCATCCCACCAGACTTTGATGAAGCCCTTCTTCGACTTCAGCGCGTCAAATATCCAGGTGTAGATGACCTCGTACCCGCTGCACTTCTTGCGCAACAGGTAATTGAGATATTCAGTGGCTTGCTTGGCCTTCTCTTCGTCGCTCGGCTGAGTCGCAGCGAACTCCACCACGTTCTCAGTGCCGCAGAAGACCTTGACCAGGGGCGCGTGCATACCAAGGACGGTATTGCGCACAGTGGTATCGACGACAGAAGACCGCCCTTCGATTTCAGGCGGCGCAAGATCGCCCTTGGGGAGGGCGTGGAAGTAATACTCTGCGCGTTGTCGCTCAGTTGCAAGCTTGCCGTTGCCGCCGCAGTAGCTTTGCGCATCCTGCATCTCGGCATCGGTCAACGCTAATAGCTCGTCGTCTGTCAGTCGGGCCATATTCTAGGGAGGCGCTTCACAGCGTTGTCCCAAAAGGTTGTTTGACTAAATTATATACGGAAACTCTACCGTATTGCCGATTATTAATAAGCTGTAGCTATTTAAGCAGTGGCTGTGTTGCTGAGACAGCCGACATAAACCTCTTGCTGCTTTGCCAAAGCGTCCCACGTGTTCTCACCTGGCCTTACAACAGCAATGTACTCAGAGATTGCGCCCTTGATGCTCATCCTGTACCAGTCGCCGCGATACTCGCCGCGCTCGATTAGCCTGATGTGTGGCTTCATGCATACCCCATCGTCTTGTAGTTGAGAGAGCCGCCCCACTCATCATTGCTCAGCTGATCGGCCACAAGCGAGAGGTAACGGAAGGCGTCGGCACCGTGCGAATACTGGTCATGCAGAGGCGTCACGCCCTCGCCAGTCTTCTGGCTGATGTTCCAGCGATAGCGCTTCAAGCACTCGATCAACCTGGCTGCGCGGTCCTTGTGGAAGTACACGCGCGGGAACACTTCCCGGGCACGGTCGATGCCAGTGTTCACGTGTGCCTGCGGTACGGGCTGCACGTTCCAGCCGAGGCCACGGAGCACTGTGGCGTCATCCTTGCCGGTCTGGTGGCGCGTGTGGAAGCCATCGTGCGGCAGGTAGACATTCCCCCAATTCATCGGCTGATCGTCAAGCCTCAGGGCGCGCAGCTCGGCACTGTAGTCAGCCAGGATGCGTTGCGTACCCTCGATGTAGTGGATGATTCGAACCTCAGACGCCACCTTCTGCGCCAGGATCAACGTCATGCTGTCAGCCATGCCCAAGTCAAAGATAACGTGCGTCTTCAGCGAACCATCGTGCGGCACATCACGGATGCGGCCAGCCTGCACGGTTTGCGACATCGCCTCAAAGTAGATGGCGCCCTCGACGGCAGGCTTACACATACCTTCCCATACGTGGTTATAGTCCTCGGGGCGCATGGTCGCTTGGGCATGCTGACGCTCTTGGTCGAGCACAGCGGGGAACCATGGATTGTCTGACCAGTTCATGAGCACCGACACGCAATCAGGCGGCGGATTGGTCACGAAGCGGTCGTGCGTCGGGTCAGTCTCAAGCTCAGGGTTGTACGTTACCCATATCTCAGAGCCCTCCTTACGGATCGTCGGGATCAGCGTCTTCCAAGACTTGTCGCTGATGGTCTGCGCCTCTTCACACCAGCAGATGTCGACGCCCTCGAACGACTTCAGGCTAGTAGCCGTCACATCGGACAGGCCTGAGAAGTAGATGCACGAGCCATTAGGCCCGCGTATCTCGGTCTGCAGGATCTCAAAGTGGGATTGCAGCCCTAGCGCCTCGATCTGATCGCTCAGGAGCTGGTGAACGGACTGCTGGATAGACTTCTGCACCTCACGCGTACACAGGACGCGCGTTGTCTTCTGCATGCAGTGGATGAGGATTGCCCGGGCGAATGACCAGGACTTGCCGCTACCTCGACCACCTCGGGCCACCTTGTAGCGGTGCGGCTCAAAGAGGAAGCCGAGCTTTTCGGGGAACTCTATGTCAAGCTGACTCATTCGGCTTGCGTAGAGTGATCGTGATGCCGCTCACCAGGTGCTCACCGTTCTCGCCGGGGCCATTCACCTGGAGGGGCAAGAGCTTGGGATAGATGCTAGTCCAGAAGGCTCGCTCGTTCTGAGGTTCCTCCTGTGCCCATGCGACCAATCGGGCGGCGCCGCCTAGCTCGTCGGCAGCTTGGGCGATTGCATCCTTGACGGCCTGCGTTGTCTTGTTCGCAGAACCCTTTGGGCGTCCCTTGCCAGCGTTCGGCGGGAGTTTTTTAGTATTTCCCTCTACTTTACTGTCGCTCATTCTCTTCCGGAGCGCTTCGCAGCGTATCCGGCCTCGTTGTTACATTACCAATATGCGGCGCCACACAGCAATAAGCCCTGCAGCAGTATCACGGCTATCACGCCATGGCCGGGGAATGCATCCCACTTCTTCTCGACATAATTACCAATCGCCATGCCTAGCCACATTGAAATGCACGCATCTACAATGATAAGGCCAGAAATCAGCAACACTGGTTCGCTTGCACTCATCCCCTACTCCTTCATCGTCTTACCAATCTCTGCGGCTGCTCGGGTAGAAGCCATCATGCGCGCCTTTAGCTTGTCCCCGTCATGGCTGTTGTACCTTTCGACCACATAGACCCTGCGCGCCGGGTACACGTCCACGCAATCTCTATTTGGCATTACGTTCAGATCAAGCGAAACTTCAAGCTGGAGACAGTCGCCCGGGAACTCCACCGGATTCCATATCCACACCGCCCCATCCTTATCCGTCACCCTTGGGTGATCGTTCTCTCCATCAGGCCAGGTGAGCGTGATGCCTGCTGCTCGTGCTGCGAGCGTTAAGAGTTCGTGGTCAACCATGCTGCGGCTCGTTCACGCGGAAAATAGTCAGGATCGCGCCGACAATCAGCACGTAGACGACAAAGGCGTAGAAGTATTCCATAGTCACCTCAAGGCAGCGCACTAAATGCAAGCTTGGCAATAGATGCCAGCATCAGGCCAATACCGAGCAGGAAGCCAGGGCCGGCAACGTAGTCGATCGTGCGGGTGTCACCGTACTTTTGCACGTACGCCGGGCGCGAATCGCTGCGCAGTACGATGAAGCAGATGACGAACAGAACCAATCCGATTGCGAACATCCCTATCCTCCAAAGTGCGTTGACTATTCGCTGCGAAACAAAGCGATGAGGCCACACAGGGTCATGGCCGCAGCAATCCACATTGCTACGCTCTCACTCACGCGCGGCGCAACATAGATTGCCGCAATGATGAAAAAGTACTGCCACCACTTCATTTTGCACTCCTACCACCCCAGAGATGCGACCAACGACGACCAAAGAGGAACACATACACGAACAAGCCATTGTGCCAATTAATCGTAAAGTTAAACGGGCGCGCCCCTTCGTTGAAGGTGATGTGACCGCGCTTGATTGCGTAAAAACCACCCCAGCGCTTCGCCATGTCTCTACCCATGTATTCCATCCCCTACCCTCCAAAATGTGATTGCTTCAGTTTCCGATGCAGTACCCGCAGATTCACCAGCTCGCCGTACTCGTAGTCCATCTCGACATACTCACAGAGCTTGGCGTGACACTCTCTCTCGCTCATGTTCTCTGTTTCCGATGACAAGCTGGGCATGTTGGATGCTAGCCAGTCGCGGATAGTGTCGAGACATACGTTCATACGGTTTCCAGCACCTTCCCGCATTTCTCGCAGGCCCAAGCCTTGCTCATGCCGGTGTCGTAGTAGAGCGGCTCAGGGTCGCGCACATGCTCGCAGCGCCTCGACGTCCAGAAGAACCACTTCAACCACTCAAGCACACACACCTCGTATAAAAAGAGCCCGCCGTAACGGGCGAAGTCCAAGATCATCTTGGAGGGGAGACACTTTGTGGTGGCCGGTGCTGATCTCCGGCTTTGCATTAGTTCTA